ACCCCCGTGAGGGGGTCGGCTCTATCATGTATGACATCTCCAAGTGTCAATTCTACGGTGGAATACCGTGGGTACATGGTAGTTCGGCATAGCCGGACTCCGGTTGTGTGATTTACACCACATTTCCGGATAGGAGGTACTATGTCTGTCAGTTCTTTCACAAACCAGGTTGGTGAACACGTCCGTCACGACATCGTGACGGATTATGCGTGGGATTTCAACCTTGCAAATGGCTTAGGTGTCGTTAAGTACATTGCCGCAAGCGGTCCTGTACCTTTCGCTCGAAGCTATAAAAGCCCTACTATACAAGGTGACTTTAAGAGGTCATTCAAGTATGATAGGAATGTTTGGAAAGTGACTGAGGATTCCCCAGCAATCTTTAGGGACCAGACTCAGTTTGGTAACCCTGGAGAGGAATACTTCCCGTATTGGTACGAACGAGAGATCCATCTTTCGGGACACCTGGGAACTTTCTGGCTGGACTCACACGACTTTAACTCAGTCGAGAGTTCAAACGCTATTAACGCGTTTGATGAGTCCCAGACTAAGGCTTTGAATGATCTTGCCGGCAAGGCTGTCGGTATAGGTGCTTCACTAGCCCAAGGTCGTAAGACCATAGACGAGTTTTCGCGATTGGCTATAACGATGGCGAATGGGCTTCACGCCTTTCGTCGTAAAGATTTTAGCTGGTTTAAGAAACTCGACCTGAAGACCGCTCAGAAAACGCTTGCTGACATATGGTTACAGTACAGTTATGGGTGGAAACCCTTAGCTGGTGATCTGTATGCAGCGCAACAAGGCGTCCATGAGATTTTACAGAACGAGTTATTCGTTGTTGGGATCGGTAGGTCCCACGTTAATCGAAAGTTTAGCGTGCACAACGATAATTTCATTCGTTGGCCTGCTACGATCGATCTCGATGGTACCGTCTCGGCTAAAACCGTGCTCGTTGCCAAGGTATCGAACCCGTACGTGGTCCAATTGAACTCTGTTGGTCTTCTCAACCCCTTGTCCATTGCTTGGGAACTTGTTCCCTGGAGTTTTGCTATCGATTGGTTCGTTCCAATCGGAGCAACGCTCCAAGCAGTGACGGCAGGGTTTGGCCTAGAGTCTATGGGTGGTCAGACTGGAGTCACGCGTCGAAACAAAGCGGCTGTTACGTTGGATAAAACTTATCCACCGGGCTACTATGGAACGAAAGCGGGCTTCAAATCTGGCGGTCGATATTCCGTTGAGGGATTCGACTACAACCGCTACCCTCTGACGAGCTTCCCAGCTCCGAAGATATTTGCGGATGTCACCCCTTACTCAACACCGCGCGCGTTAAATGCACTCGCATTAACGCGTTCACTACTGAGATAATCCTGTCTCAGTAGCCTCCGTTTCATGCTCAATCCCGAGTATGATCAAAAGAAAGACTATACCAATGTCTATCCTTTCGAACATGGTCCTCAAAGATCATGCTGACGCGGACGTGACGTTCACACCTCGTGACGTCGTGAGCGGTGTCGCGACGCTCGTCCACTCGGACGGCGTGCCAGTGGGAGAGAAAGTAATTTCGATCTCGCAATCTCGCACCACAACTGGACGACGGAAGTTTGGCGTAAAGCTAAGCCTTCCTGTCGTTCAAGATGTTGTTGTGGCGGGTATTAGTCGCCCGACTATTGTCAGAACCGGTTATGCCGATTTGACACTATCGTTTGACGGTACCTCGAATGCAGACGAACGTGAAGACCTTCTTTCGTTCCTTCGTGGTGTTCTCGCGAACACTACGAATGTCCGACCGTTGGTCGAATCGCTCGACTACATTCGCTGATCCCTCGGGATCGACCACTCCTAAGAAGACCAATTCGAACTAGTTATATTCGTTTCTCCTTAGTTGGAAGACGAGTTGTATTAGTTATCGTTTTGGTCCTTCTTCTTCGGGATGACATTCAGTCAACCGTCGTAGATATGATTGGACCTCCACATGTCAAAACATCAACGAATGCGAGCTCTAAGCGCGCCTACGTTTCCGAGTGACTTGCATCTCCAGTTATTAGATCGCATTAAACAACTCACGGACTCTCCTAAGAGAGATTATCTACTCCGCGAGATGCTTTCTAAATATGTGACTCTTGACGCTGACCAAGCCTTACAGCGGAAGTCGGCGGCCATTGCGAAATGGCTTAATATTGAAGTCACTAATGAGGTTACTAATCTTCGATTGTTAACAACGGACCCAGAATATTGCATTCTGGGCGCTGTTACATTCGAAACCTTCATTAACTGGTGTCGCGATTATTGTTCATCGATAATCGGGGATACTCCTTCGTTGGAATCCGTAATTGGATCCTTCAGTGGGGGAGCGTCTACAAGTCATCCCCGTACCTGTAGCCATCCCGGCTCCAAGTACCTCGGAGAAACTCATATTACGCGTCGTGCCATGGACTATTTCCAGCTCATCGAGCCAGAGATGGAATCATGGTTTTTTGAGAGGGTCGAGCCCACCTCGGGTATCGGTCCTTTCTTAATTAAACGGCGTGCCGGTGTGCAATCGGTCACGGTTGTACCTGGTAATATGATGTTTACAGTCCCTAAGAACTCCGATATAGATCGGGTTGCTGCTAAGGAACCTGATCTGAACATGTTCATGCAGAAGGGCATAGGAAACGATTTCCGTCGTTTCCTACGACGTATCAACATAAACCTGAATGATCAGTCCATAAACTCATCGTTCGCTCATAGAGGATCGGTCACGGGCTCAATCGCTACTCTGGACATGTCCAGTGCTAGTGATTCCGTGACTGAAAGCCTTGTCGGCTTAATTCTCCCTGAGGTTTGGTACACCCTCCTTGACGCCGTCAGGTGTCATGTCACCATCATTGATGGTGTTGAGCATCGGAACGAGATGTTCTCGTCAATGGGAAACGGTTTCACATTTGAACTAGAAACACTCTTGTTTCTAGTGATAACTAGAGCCGTTGCCTATTTCACGGGCACTCGTGGTCCAATCTCCGTTTATGGTGATGATATTATCTGCCCTGCAGGTATTGTCCCCACTCTCATAGACGTTCTTTCCTTTTTAGGTTTCAAGGTTAATCCCGAGAAATCCTTTTGGGAAGGACCGTTTAGAGAGAGTTGTGGAGGTCATTACTACAATGGACTGGACATAACTCCTTTCTACATTAAGGGTCCAATTCAGGAATGGGAAGACATCATCCACTTAGCCAACCAGCTAAGGAAATGGTGTGTGATCCATCCTGATTTTCCTATCCTTGATCCAGAAACCGAAGAGATTTGGCTATGGATTAAGGGTATGGTCCCTCAATGTCTTTGGGGTGGTGTAGATACGTCCTTTAAGTACCAGTTAGTGTCAAGAGACACCCCCGAGCTCCGTTTACAGGAAAAGAAACGGACTCGGGATGCTGGCGAAGGTGCGTATATACATTGGCTTAATGCCACATGGGCCCGAACTAACCCAGGAGATGGCATTGAAACGTCATCTCTCTCTCAATCAACAAAGCAGATTGAGGTTAAGAAGGTTCGGAGGCCTGGTATACCCAGGTCGGCTGTGGCTAGACCGAGTCACATGTTCATACATGAGCAATGTGAGTAGTCTAGTGGGATCCTGCGTCGTGAGGCGCAGTCAAGTCCTAGGTCGCTGACCTAGGCTGGGTGGTCGTCTTATCCCTCGGGATTTGACTTCCTTCACTTCCTTGCG